AAATGCCATCCATTTAATTCAACAGGTCCAGAAACTAATGCTGAGGTTAACATATCTTTAACTATTGTTCCTAATATATCACCATTATCTTCGATCTGTGGATGTTCCTGTTTAATTAGATCAATTCCATTACCCTGATATACTTCCACACTTAGTATGGGATTAAACATTACACGTTTACCTACTAATGACATATTATATTTCCTTTATCACATACTAGCATCATCTAGACCGGCTACCCTAAGTTTTATAATATGGCCGGTCATAAAATTCTTCGCTTCAAATCCCTTACTTATTCCTAGGAATTTATTTCGTAATAATGCAATTTCATTTACTAACAAAGTAGTATCGACAATACTCTGCACACCATCCACATATTTCTCTGCATCCCTAGAACTTAAGGCTTTAGCATATGCTTCCAAAAATCTCTTAAATTCAGCAGACCGCTCCTGCTTTAATTTAATATTAAAATATTCAAGGACTGCCTCAATCTCTTGTAATTGGGCAAATCGTTGTTCAACTAATCCGGGCAATTCCGCAGCATGTCGTTCCAAAGATTTACCCTTTAGAGATAATTCTAATCTAGCTTGATCTAATTCCTTCTCATAATAGTCTATAAACGCAGGCACATTAGATAGGTCAGAAGTAACCTTGTAATACCAGCTCGACATTATTTCTCACCTTTCCTAGATTCACCTATAGGTTGTGTACTCTTCTTATAGCTATCTCCATTGCCTGCATAAGCAATACAGCCCGTTGAGTTCTGGACATTAATATTCTCTTGATTGCCATAGCGCGAGGAGGGACACCTAGGTCTTCTGCCAGAGCCTTATGTACTCTGGTCAGATTGACTGGTTCAGAAATCCAAATAACGTAGTCGGCACCCACAGTCACATCTCGCATATTCTGCTTGAACTGCTGGACTTGCGTAAAGGATTTCTGAACATCCTTGCTCTTGATTGTCTCGAGTAATAACTCGCCGAACTCATTAGCTCCTATCATCATTCATCTCCTCGTCATATTCTTCTAATTCATCAGCGAGATGACTTCTTACCGCTGCACGAAGTTCCTTATCTAGATCTTCATCAAGTAGACTTTCTTCTATCAATCCAAATTCATCAAATACGACTACAAAAATATCTGCTACTTCTAGTCGTTCTTTCGGTGAAATATGAGATTTAGTTCTTGCCCACAATTCAATTAATAATTCGTGATTTTCATTAACCATATTATTCTCCATCCTTTACTAATACAATTCGTTCTTCGGGTGTATCCTGTATAACCACCTTCAGATCATCCTGTGTGAATTCATCCATTATTACCTTCATCTTATTGATGTCATTCCATTCCTTGCGGAAATATTTCATTTCTTCGCCTGTTCTCTTAGAGGTATATTTATAACGATTACCCTCCTTAGTTAACACACCTGATTTTTCAAATAAATCAAACAATCCAGAAATAGGATTCATCCCCGATTCCCACGGAATATCAATTTTTATAGACTCAAATGGTTTAGAATATCTTGTCTTTACAACTTTGCATGTTGCCCGAATACCCTTTACATCGGATACCTTGTTTCCGTCTTCATCTTCCTTAAGTTTCCATTTCTTCATTGCCACTATAATGCTTGAAGCAAACATAAACCCTGAACCACCGGAAATCTTGTCATCTGGATCAAACATATCCTGGCTTGCATATGTGTGATTTGTAACAACCATACCAATATTGAGGTCACCAAACATATTCACACAATTAGCAACAAATGCTTTTAATTGTTTTGCCTTACGACCCATATCGCCTTTCATATCACCTGCTTGAAACTGATTAATTTCAGTGGGCGTTAAAAGCATACCTAACGAGTCAATAACAAACAAAATCTTAGGACGCTGTTCTCTTGGAAGATCTAAATGATTTGCTTTATAGTCAGTTACGAATTCGTGAACAATCTTCGCAACTTCATCAATCATCGATGCACTGATACGCAACATTTTATCTTCGCTAGTATCTACATTGAGTGCTCTCAACCACTTTTCATCAAGTGCATTTTCAGTATCAATCATGACAACAAAAATTCCTTGCTCTTGTGCTGCCCTTGCAATATTACCGGAAGCAATAAATGATTTGCCAGAGCCGGATTCTCCTGCAAATACCGTTACCTTACCCATGGGGATTCCACGATAGAAGTCACCACTTACAAGGAAATTGAGTCCATAGGAACCTGTACTGATCCATGTATCTGGATCATTGAAACCCGTGGAAATACCTGTGATGTTTTTTGTCAGAGATTTTCTGAACTTTGAAATGTCAAATGGCTTTGCCATAAGTCCTCCTTAGAAGTTATGTGGGGGTGGTATTTAGCCACCCCCAGGTCAGTGATTACTTATTGCGGTTACGCAACATAGTAAGGATTTCTTGAGGTGATTTACCGGTGGTTGCACCGGCTGTCGCCTCTTCCTTCACTACTTCCTTAACTTCTACTTTAGGAGTATCTTCCCACGGGGGTGTATCATCCTCTTCAACCACAGGTAATACAACCTTAGGTTGTGTGGTAGGAACCTGTATACGAGTTGTTTGGGCTACTGTACGAGCACGCTTGCCTTCGCCACCGTCTGCATCATCTGATGCAGATGTATCAAAACCAAACGGTTTATAATGTTGGCTAAACTTAGCTGGATCATACAATTCGCCTTCCAGTGATTCCTGGAACATCTCGTAGATTAACGCCAATTGTTCGGCGGTTGGACGCTTAGGCAAATAGTTTGCCAAATCAACTAATCCATATTGATCGATAGCATTTTGCATTTCTTGAGTAATGCTTGATTCTTTTCTAGCCCACTTTGATGTTCCATAATCCGCATATCCGCCCTTACTTGTCTTAGCAACAATAAAATCGGTACCGTTAATAAAATCAACAGGACTATAGATCATATCTGGATCCATTAATGCTGCCTTGATGATTGCAAAAATCTGTGGACCCATAATAAATTTACGGATTGGATTTTCTGGAGCATCAGTTTCGTTCATTGGATCTTGCCTGACAAAACCCTGCATGTAAAAGGTGCGCTTGACCCAATACTTGCGTGCTGTATCCTCGAGGGATTTATCTTTCCACCATGGACGAACTTCATTTAGGATCGGACATGTATTTTTGCCATCCCACATTTCTATACACGGTACCTGAACTACAACTGGTTTCTTTTCATCTTGACCCTTAATGCCCGGAAATGGCAGTTTTATAAGTTGACGTTCTGCCCAGAAAAATGTATTATCCTGGTTTGCGTCTGGTAGAATACGGAGGATTGTTGAGGTGCCTTCTGGAATGTTCCAGTGAGCGTATGTGGCTTTGTCTGATGCGGATGGACTTTTGCGTACATCTAATGCTTGTAACTTCTTACGAATTTCTTCTAATGTTTTTGACATGATTTTGTTTTCCTATGCTTTAGTTTAATTTAAACGCTTTTATTTGAGCTGCGATCTACTCGGGTTACGTTAAGCCCTTTCGCATCATACCTGCTAAAGGTTTTCGTATGCAGCTAGTATACGAAAACTTTGTGTGTCTGTCAAGAACTTCTTAGTAGAAGTTCAATATATATTTATCATAAAAGGCCGACAGGTCATTCGACTCTTTGATATCCTTTTTATCTTCTATAGATTTTTCTTCTACTTTGATATTCTCGAAAACTTGCGTAAGTACTGCCTTCTCAAATTGATTGACAACACCATTCTTCGAAAGCTTAGAACCGATCTTACCAACGAAGCCAGAAAGTTCTTCATTTTCAATAATCCTCAGTGCTAATTCATTAAGTTTGAAGCCTAACCGAGCATTTTCACTAGTGAACTCGAACATCGGAGTAGTATTTATAGATTCACGGCGTAGCAAGACTACTTTTCCGGCAGCTTCTTCGATGCGTTTGTGGAATGTATCTTTCTCCTGAACAAGTTGTTTGATAATAGGAAGCACTCCCTCAAACTTTTCATCGAATCGACGAATAGTAAATAATTCCTTCAATGTGCTTGTGTCATCTTCAGCAAGTGGTTCACGTTCAAATGTTTCAAGTCTTGCCTTAACTGTTTCATATGTGCGAGAACCGGTAAGCTTTCTTAACTCTGTGCGCAAGGTTTCAATGTTTTCCTTGACGGTTTCAATAATGCCTGAACTATCCTCATTTATGAGTTTATTGGTCGTGACATAGCGATTGAATGATTGAAGCTTGAGCAAATTATCGGTGCTTTCGGAAATATAAGAACCTACTTTATCCGTCATTAATCCACCATGTGCCATGTGTTGAGCCATTGCGCGTGCTCCCGGCAAATAGTTCTGTGGAAAACGGAATCTTTCTCCATTACATTCGAGGAAAATAGCACTAATGTGACGAGAGCGCGAACCGCGAACGTTCTCATCTACGGGTGTTTTATGGCGAACGAGAATTCTTACATTCTCAAGAGTCTGTTGCGATGTCTTTATCGAGCCAAACATTTTGCTGAAACTCTCCATTACAGCTTCTTCTACAGCTTTTGAATAGACAGGATATCCGTTTTTATCTTGTTCCACGTTTAGTTTTCCTTCTTTAACAAGTCTATTTAAGACTGGACGAATTTCACTCAAATCTAAAACACCGAGATTACTTGTTAGATCTGCTTCAGAAACTGTGCCACCGAAGATTCTAATCATTTTCATTATTTCACCAACAAGATGATGATTTACAGGTTTTATATTATTTTCCATCATTGCTTCGCCCTTTTTCATCTTAGCCTGGTAGGCATAATCCCTTGGCTGTATAGCTTTTCCAAAAACTTTTATTTTAGAATTCATCATAAATTGATCAGCAAGTTTACGAATATTTTTCTGAACCCCCAATATTGAGTCATCTGTGCCCGAACCCTTGCTGAATTCAATACTATTTGAATCTTCATCTATAGTAACCATTATGTTTGGATTAATCACAAAGAATCTACGACCCTGTGTAGGATCGGTCGTCTCTGCGCCAGCGTCGTCAAAAATCTTAACCTGCAGACCATTCCCTTTCAATAAAGAGAATACCTTTTCTGCTAGATCGTCCAATTCAACCATGATAAATTCCTTGTTATGCTTATTTATCTATAATACAGAAATTAATTTATCGTTATACCACGGCGAGTTAATTCTTGTTGAAGTGCATGTAATTTATTATCTTGCCTGGAAATTATATTTCTTATTTCGCCGGCCTGTCTTCTATCTATTCTAGATAGGGTATCATTGATAATTCTATCTACTTCGGCATTTTGTTGCGCCACAGGATTAGGGGCAGCAGGCGTTGTCTCGGGTTCGTCATAATCATCCTGCTCGGCATTTATCTTGGCGACAAGGTGATGGAAATCCTTGACTGCTAACTTAGCTGCATGAGCTGCTGATGATAGCTGTTTATTTTTCAAAGCCGCGCCGAGTGTCCCTAATAATGGAATTAATCTACGTTCAATATCACTAAATTTACCTTCACCAATGGTATCATTAAGAAAATCACTTAAATCACTCCTAAGATGTTTAGGAATATTTCTTGCTAAATTATATAATGCAGGTTTAAGTGCTTTAAGAAATACATTGTTGAACCATTGACTCTTTGGGCCGCCAGATATGAAATTAAAACGATGATCGATTTCTCCGTGGTTTTTTGCAAAATTTTCAGCCATTGCTCCTAATTTTCTGTATAGATCGGGCAATTCAGTAGACATTATATCTACTATATTCTTTAACGAAGCTTCCATCGATATATCTTCGCTTAATTCAGTAAATTCATATATTTTCATATTATGCTCCTAATCATATCATTACAGGCATGGGAGCATCATAGCCAACATCATTTTCATCCGATATATTACTTGTAATAGCTGCTTGAGATCGATCATCCCACGTAGAAATATAATCTATCATACGAATAACCAAAATCATTGCCATAATCAAATCATCTGTTTGTCCGATTCTTGCTTCAAACGTATTACCTCGCGAAACAAAAACTTTCAGTTCTGATAATATACCTTTAGAATTTATTTTCATCTTGCTAGATTCGATTAAGAATTTCATCTTAGAACATGCTTCAAGCTTAGATTTATTTGTTGTTACAAACCCACCACGTCTCATGCTGCGGCCCTGTAATCTATTCTTTGGATCATGTAACATCGTACCCGGGAAGTTTTCTTCTCCTGTATCTCGAATAACAACTAGCGCGGCCTCTCCCAATGAATTACTTTCTACAGACCAATATATTTCTGGTTTACCACTTTCATATAATTCTTGAAGGATACGCCTCAATGTTCTTATCTGTTCTTCTATAGGTGCTTTATTATTACTCCACTCACCCACTTGAATAAGTGTTGGCAATTCTAATACTTGAATAGCAGCATTATCTCCACCTGTTCCCATTGATGGGTCAAGTGCTACAACATAAGTCAATTCTGATCTAATAGGAGCATACCAGCGAACTTGTCCGGTCTTACTGATTGGCTGCATGGATTCAAGTTGTGATAATTTGACGGGATTGATGAGAGTTTCTTCAAATGTAATAAACTGACATTTATGCTCACGTAAGAAGCGATCTTCGCCCAATGCAGCAAATTCTGCGTCGGCCCATGCTTGGTCACGATCTGGATGGTGTTCCCATGTTGACATATATGGACGAAATCCATTTACACCGATTTCTGTTTCGTTACCATTTGCGTCAACCATTTTATTGGCTCCGAACCAGATATCAGCAAACTGATCTTCATCTGTATTTGGTGTCGACGTAATAATACATTTACCACCAGTTGACAAGGTAGGTGATAATGAGGTCCAGAATTCTTTAGCAATGTTTGGTTCTACGAACGCAAATTCGTCTAAATAAACAAGTGATAAGGACATGCCACGACCAGTATTTTCAGTTGTTGTTGTGGCAACAATACGAGAATTATTATCAAAATCAAGAGAACGCTTATTATAGACTTTCACCCCTGCACGAATATGATCAGGTATAGATTCATATGCATATCTAACCCTGTGCATAATTTCTTGAGCACCATCATATTTGTTAGATGCAATAAGAATAGTTGCATCATCATTGAACATGGCATACCAAAGTAGATATCCAGCTGCAACAGTAGTCTTTCCCATTTGACGACTAACCATGTTCACAGACTTTCTATATGTATGATACATATGAATCAAATCAACCTGAAAATCATATAATGCCAGCTTTTGCCTACCTTGCGTAGGATGCTGAATATACATGAAATTCTGAATGAAATATTCTGGCCCGTTTATTGGATCTAAACAAGCCTTTAATTCATCTATTTGTTCCTTGGTATACGATACTTTGGTATAAGCACGTTTTACAAGTTTATCATCTTGGTAGATTGCCATATTTACATAAAGTCGGAATCACTACGCTCCGGTTCGTTATGATCTTGTTCGGGCGGATCGATATTTTCAACCTTCTTATCAAATGCCGGACCTAATAATCTTTGATATACAACTGGATCCAATAATTGTTTCATAACATCAGGACCGAGAATATTTTGAGCATCTCTAAGATACAAATCTTCATTGTTTATATAAAATGCCATACCGTCTGAAAATTCAACAGAACTTACTTCTATGACTCCCACCTCTGGACGATAATCCGATGAGTATGTAATACTATCGGTTTTATGATTCCATCCGGTGGGGTATTCGTCGTCTTCCCAAGAGATAGGCGCTGCGGCCTTTATATCAATGTCGAAGGTAACTTTTACCGTTGCGCCCTGGAGATTAATAGCTGTGCCAGACGCGGTAACGCCACCGTCGAGAAAAACTCCATCATCGGTGGTATAAAAGTCTCCGCCTATATCTTTTATAGACAGATTAGAGACTAATTGACTCTCGGTTAACTTTTTTTTTTGACTTGATTCTTTCAAAAAGTTTCTATAGCCATAAACAAGTTCTTTATGAACTTCGGCAACCTGCATTTTCTTCTGTTCTGGGTTATCACCTTGACGTGCTCCAGAAGGACCAGTTGCTCTTACAACAGGACTATCGGCACCATTTGGAAAATAATCATTACCAGATGCATCATTGATATCATCATAACCGTTTTGGAGATCAAATGCTTCTTCGAATTCCTCTGGATCACCATTATAACCATAATCTTCATCGGATCCGTGTCCTGCTGATGCCATAGCTGAATCAAAATCTCCATCCATTGAGTCATCGGGTTCACCATCGTCGTGACCAGCATGAGCCATTAGCGCACTGTGAATAGCGTCAAGTTTTTCGGTGTCGTCTCCTGCCTCATCATGCCACGACATAATAACAGTTATGGCCTCTGCTGGATCAACAAACGAGGACATCATCTCATCATATTGTGCTAATGCATCGGCAATTGAATCATCGTGCATACCTATTCCTTCTTCCATAGCACATGCAATAACAGCATCGGCCGGATTTGTTTGTTGGCAAGAAGCTACGGCAGGAACACTCTCTTCCATCTCACAGCTTTCCTCTTCTTTGTGTTTCATAGCATTACTAAGTTGTTTTGTGCCAGTATCAGCAGCATTGAATTCTTTGGCTACACTTGTATCCATTCCTACTTTATTAGCAAATGCCGGATCATGTGCTGCTGCTGCCATAAAACGAGCTTGCTTTTCTGAAGTAGATTTTTCTTCAAGATTGCCGCCGATACCAGGCACAGCCATTACACCTTCCATGAGGTTAATCATTTGTCTCATACTTTTCATTATAGAACCCCCACTTTCATTAAGTTAGGCTTCTTAATGCGACCGAAAAGCCCGACGTCATCTTTCTTTAAATTCTTAGGATCATTAAATCCATCATAGCCCTTAGGCAGTGTAGAGTGGTCGGTTTTAGCTGCAGGGCTTAGTGGGTTATCGACTGTAACCATCTCACGTTCCTTACGGACTTGTTCTAGCTCCTTAAGGAAACTTGTATTGTATTTCTCGCCATAAGTTTCTGCTGCTGCTCCGTCAGTCTGTTCATAATCACTGCCTAGTCTTGTCTTATATTTCTTTCTATATTCTTCCGAATTTCTGTCTAGATATAGATCAGTCTCAATCTGACGTGGATCATTTTCTGAATATACCGCTAAAAGTGCAGGAGAAATGCCAACATTATTGCAAATGTATATTCTCAGAAAATCAAGTGATCCAGGGTATCCTAGTACCAAATCACAGATGAATACTGCTGTATTCTTTACATTGGGAAAGTCTAGTGGACTTTCTTGAATTGGTGTTTTTCTAAATGACGATGCTGATTTTAGGTCATATTTAGCAAGCGATGATTCAAGCCTGTCAATCATATCATCGGTCATTTCATTTACGGCGAACTTCAAGACATATTTGTATTCTGTCTTTACTTCAGCAACGTAAGTGGCAAATGATTTCTTTTCTGTCATATAGTGACTCCAGTGTTACGACTATTTATCAGAAGTTTCTGATTTACTGGACACTATATATTTTAGAAGCTCATTCCTATCAAATTCTCCACCACCCGATAACTTCCTATTACCATTTCCCTGATCTATGTCAATCTGTTCAGCACGAACCTTCTTAAGTTGAAGTTCAATCATCCTTAATTTCTTTTCAGCTTTAGCATTCTTTGCTTCTAGCGCAGTCTTTAGCATTTGCCCGGCAACTTCGTAAATCTTTCCTGCATGAATATCTGGAACATTACCACCTAATGCGATAAGATCATCGAAGGTCTTAACTGCTTTGTAGGCAATTGTATCCATTTCACTATCATGCATATCCAAACCTATTACCGTAGGCAAGGCATGATCAACCTTTTCAGCGGTAGTCAGGGATGTATAAATCTCCCTTGCTTCCACCATTAGTTGTTCTTTAGTTTTAACAGGCAATTCTTCATCTACCAGCTCTTCAACAGGGGGTAGATTAAAAAATTCTTCCATTTTGCGTGTGATTTTAGGTACCTCTCTTATGTCTGTGATAACTAACTAATTTAGAAAAGGAATTAAATATTTCGTTAAACCCGGAATCATTCACATTATATTTCTTCATTATCGTCGATGATATTTCCAATAATCTCTCAAATTCACTATCGTCCAATAATACATTATTATCTATCACCAAATTTATAGTATGTATAAGTTCATTTCTTTCATTTTCGAGGTACCTTGTCGTGATATTAATTGTTATTTCGATTAGTCTCATGTCTCTCTATTGCACCCTTTAATATTTTGTTCATTTCTTTGAGACAATCGAGTTGTCCTTGCAGTTTTTCCTCGTAAGATAACTCAATACTTTCGTCAATTTCATCTTGTTTTTTATTATTTTTTTCAATCATATCATTAAACCCTGTAATCTTAAATTCTGTATCTTATCTTTTTTTTCTATATCGGTAGATAATCTTAAAAAGTCCATCCTTTATATAAATTTTTATCCTTTTCCCTTAGGATTATTGAATATATTCGACTCCGTCATTACTCTAAAACTCATACCATGATGTTTAGCAAACGCATGTGCTGCTGCCCATTTATAGGTATTCAATGCAACTGCTGCCTTAGCCCTTTGCGACTTTGCCTGTTCTAGGAAAGTTTCCTTGGCTGGCTTTACTTCGATAATCTCTGCCTTCTGACTACCTTTAGCGTCCACATAAGTAACCACAAAATCTGGCACGTACACGGTATATTTACCAGTAAAGGGATTCTGATAGGGAATTTTTAGGGGTTCGCTTGCCCAACTAGAAATATTGGGGTTTACATCAAAAAGTTGCATAACCTTAAATTCCCACGAGGAACGAAAGATTATAGGATAGACACCAACGTATTTGCTGGGATTTACAGGTTTATAATGTCCTTGGACATATGTTCTACTCATGCTAATGGATCTAAAATTACCAATTGAGGCCGTGTTCCGGTAATACGCCACATAATATTTCCACCATGGAGATCGATAGAAAAATTACCCGCTGTCTTTAACTGAAAAATTAATTGTAATGCTTCTTTTAATTCTGGATCTTTTATATCACTTATTAGATCTCGATAGTTCGTTATTCTGTCTAACTTTACATGTATCATTTTGCCGGCGTCGGCGTCACCATATGGATCAGATAATTCTTTTATAAACATATCATCATATAATGATCTCATTAATTCATCATTATCAAATATCTTGTCATTGTAAAATGATACCAATCTTTCAATATTTGCTCTATAGGTTAATTTTCCATTTTTATCTTTCATAATCTTTAAATCGTGAATTCTTGGAAAATAAGGATTATCGGAATTTAAATTATGAATTGCATTTAAATAAGTTAAATATCCATCTTCTTCTACGTTTTCAACCGATGATAAACTTCTTATAGAACCGGCCCTGGCAACTTTTGTGACCTGATTCTGTCTTTTACTAGATGGTAGTTCATATGCAGTTCCAAATTCACCATCGCCTGCCACTTCGGAACCAGGTATATTACTAACCTTATTTTTATATTGCTGGACACCCCTACTACTTTGTATCGGAGTAAAATTAATTAATTCGTATAATTTCATTTAAGACCTTATCTGTCTTGCCTGCAAACTATACCTATTATCAATAGAGGTAACAATTCCCACCTGATTGCCAGGGTCTCGAAGATTATTGAATGCTCTATAAGCATTCTCGGTAAACATTACTCTACCTGCTGAATCAGTCTGCTCTAATAATGCTGGTGTGCTAACACCCGTCATAGTTGCCATATCAATCGCTAAACCTGCCATTGTATCTGCGTAAAGCGGTCCTATACCACGTGATAAGAAATAACACTTTGTTGAGTTATATGTATTTGATGAATAATTACCAACTACTCCGCCGCCAATGTCGGCCTGCAATACAGATCCAGCACTAGGAAAAGTAACCGATCCCGTATCATACTTGAAAGTATTTGTTGGAACACCATTTAGTATCTTAACTGTTCTTTGTGTTCCTAGATTTGTAAGCATCTGGGAACTAAAACGCCCGATGGTTGCGAGATTATTATTAGCCACCTGGGTTACCTCCAATGCGATTCATATCTTTATATGCAAGGGAGGGTTTAGCCGCTGCTGAAGATTTGAATGAACGTGCCTGCACAGGTGCATTAGGGGTTGGATTATATGGTGTAGGAGATATCTTCGCGAGACCATTTAATGCACTAGCACTAACTTTCCTCACCACCTTGTCGGATGCAAATGCACCTGTCACTACACCAAGTTGTGCCTGTGTATTTTTTCCAATTCTCTGCAGAATAGGATTATCCGATTGCAATAGTGGATTGTTAGATTCGATAAAATCTAACAAAGTTGCATTAAATGCTAATGCAGGAAGTTCAAGAAACTCACCATGAGTAAATTGTTCCATGGATGAATTATTATTTTCTTCGCCGGCACCTAATCTCATATTTTGAATTGTATAATATGCATATTCATATTCAAAGGTAAATGTTAATTCAAGTGTGCCACTATTATCAGCATAACTTAATACATCATGATTAAATGCTGCAATTCTCGGATTTACCAGTGTTACCTGATTGAATCTTCCACCGTGAACTTGGTATATATCAATAGTTTGTATTAGGTTTCTAACATTGGCTACGGTAGGTAAATTAAAACCAAAATTATGATTACTAAGGGTATTAGATACTATATTTTGTGTATCCTGTTTATTACCTAGTGTATCTGTTGGCGGCAATGCGGGTGTTTTACCTTTAAATAACTGCTTAATACTTCCTGGTAATCCTACTATATTTGGATTAAATGCGGGTTTTATGTTTTGCAGAAACTGAGTAAAACTTATAGGACTAGACTTAGCTTGACTTTGTTTTGCTATATTCTTGCCAGGTTCACTTCCATCATTGAAATAGTATCTATAATACATTTCCCAAAACTTCAATGTTTTTCCATCAGCCACATCGTGAAATACGACCTTTACTGGTTCAAAAGCAATCTTAGTCTGACTCAAACGTTTTCTATTATATTGATTGAGAGGAGTAGTCTCAATCTTGAAAGATGGCATGTCAATGGTTTTAACAAGTGGGGCAACTGACGCCCAATTAGGTGTGTTAAAATATTCAGCAATATATGTTGCTGCGGTGCCTACCCTGTTGAGTTTTATATCAATATAATATTCAAAAGGAAATCTTGGTTGATTCCTATATAAGGACCTTGCATCTTGATTAAAATTATAGGTGGCATGGCGGGGATTCTTTTGATAATAGAATCCCGCACCAGTTAATGATGTAAACAGACTCGAGAAACTAGGCACTAACCACCTCCAAAAATTTTGGATTAACCGGTGGTTGTTCCGCCAGTTGGGCTGGCAATATTTGGATATGGATCTCCACCAACTGTTGTTCCGTCGTTTGTATTTGGGCCTGCTACTTGTGTTGCATTATCGAAACGAACTGACATGGTTACTATTTGGGCATCACCACTTGTATAATCGCCCTGATCATATTGAACGCTTTCTAACCAGCATCCATCAAGGACCCAGGATTCTAATTGATCGTTATTTGTACCATCCAAAGCATGAATTTCCATAGTGAATTTATAATTAATACCCGCCACAGCACTTGTCTGTTCATAATGATTCATTTGTTTCTGGACTTGGGCTCCGACTGAAGAAACTACACCGTTTGTAATATCGTCACGCATTACAACTTCAACTGCATCAAATGGGCTTCTTTTGCCAGCAATTAATGCAACAGAATTATAGGAATGTACTTCTACCATACCAAATGTAGGTTTTGGACGTGTGCAAGAAACCACATTTTGGGTCAATACACGCAAGCCATTGTTCTCGCCGAAATTCTGCCAAATTACTCTAAAGCGATACTTCTGTTTTGGGTGTAGAATGCCAAGCTTGTTTCCGTCTAATGGAATACCGAATTTAGCTAAATTTGCCATCTTTATCTCCTGCTATAAAAGCTAATACTATTTATCAATTCTCATAAATTTTTTTACCAGCAATTATTCCAGCGAAGTTGGTAATTATGTATGATTCGCCTATATCAGCATTACAGGAATACGGTATAGCGGCATATCCTCGACATCCCCATTTAGGTCCTACAGAATTTGCTATAATCCATGAACCACCATTCAAGTTATCGTCGTAACCTATGATGGTAACTGCATGACCTTTATATTGTTTATTATTAGTGGTATTTATCGGAACATACGCATGTTTTTCAAATTGGCCTTTTAGTCTCCAAAACATTTTACCCGTTCCTATTCCAATAATAATCGGAATATGATTGACTATATGTTTTTTAAAATCTATTGAATCTGCCCACTCATAAGAATATAATTTATGTCTTGCCGCATCTTGTATTGCTCGCATGTTAGGTTCTTTTTCTGCCCATGCATAAAAAAACGGCCAGGTAGCATCTGTCGCTACTCCATATATTGATAATGCATTTAATGTTTCCTTTAATTCAGCACCGTGTAATCCTAACCTATTTTGAAGTTTTCGTGTCATGTAATAAAGATATAATCTAGAAAGATTTATTTTTTGACCATGTGTCGCCATAATTATTTCAGCAGATAACAGAGTGGCTGATGCGGTACAGCAACCCACATTTCCCTGAGATGGCAAATACTGTATATATTCTTGAAGTGTGAAGGAAGATGGCAAAGATTGCATGAAATGTTTATTGATAAAAATGCCCGCCGAAGCGGGCACAGAATGTTTTCACATTATTAAACCGTTGTTAGGCTTGAACCTGTGTTCTTGATTCTAATTGGAATATAGATGAATTCAATTGCCTTGACAGGTTGAATTGCAATATCAATCCACAATTCGTTTCTGTCTATACGAGCTGGTGTGTTGTTGCTCAAATCGCAAACAACCAAGAAGTCATATAAAGCACGAAGTGTAATCAATTCCGATAAGAATCTATCAAATGCATCCTTAACTGCTTTACGAGTTGTTGTATCGTTAGGCTCAAACAAGAATGGCATTGCCAAGAGATTCAATTGGTAGCGCAAGTAGTTTTCTAAGCGAACTACGTTGATACGATCAGTTGCACTTGAATATGGTTGACGTGTCTTTTGACCAAACACAACAATACCACCTGTAGGCATTACGCGAATTGGATTAATACCGTTTTGGTATAAAATATCACGTTGGCCTTCATTCAATTTAACTGTAACAAATTGACCCGATGCATTAACATAACCAACTGCTGCTGCATTATTTACAATGCCGCGTTGTAGACCAGCTGGAGCAAACCATGGATAGGCGACTTGGTCATTGTATGCAATGGTACGAAGAGCCATGTGTGTTGGAGGAACAACAACATCGACGCCGTCAACGTTCGAGCTCAATCCACTTGGATACCATGCAGCAAAATACTTGCTTGCAGATACAAGTCCATCAGCACCATTACCAAATGCACCACTTGCGTCGGTTGCCCAATTCTGCAATGCTGTTCCTGTTGCGTTCAATGTAAACGGAGTGTCACCAAGAACAAATGCTGTATCCTTACGATCATCGTTTAGAACAAGCATTTCATCAATTGCTTCAACATAACCTGGAGCAGCAATTAAGTTGAAATACAAGTCTTCTGCGCGAATTTCTTCATTAGAAGTAATTGTACTTTGGATAGCACGAACAATACAAATGTTCTGTGCTGCTGCACCCATATAAGGTACGCCGCCCGCATTATTTCCAGATGTTGTAACCCAGCGTCCTGTAGAGCCGTTATTTGTATTATCGGCACTAGCGGTTACTGTATTGTAAACATATGGATCTTGCCAATCCTTGACATTATCTGTCGAGTAACGTGTATTCCATAGCATGAAGCCTTTTGGATATAGATCAGCATCTGGTGCGTCTGGGTCCAAATCTGGATTGCCAGGGCCACCGTTGTATTCGCCTGTACCACCCTGTGTGTATAGTGGATTAGAACGTGCATCTTGGAAAAGAATACCGTGATTCGAAGTTTGGTCAGCATTATTAACCAACACCCAAGCTGCTCCACTCCAATAACGAATAACCGGATACGGATTAACATCAGTGTCAACCCAAATATCATTAGCTACGAGAATTGGTGCTGGCACGTTATCACGTGGATCACCTGATTGTGCGAATAGAGTTGGATCTAATGGACCGGGTGGGACATCAACGAATGTAAAGCCTTCTAAATTAATGTTTTGCCAACTTCCAGCACCGTCTGCTACAAGAATATCTACCGTAGACTGACCACTACCATCGACACCAAGTTCTGCATTGAACCATAGTTGACCATTTAGTGGACCAGATGTAGGAACACTTACAGAACCATCAACAACCGTTAAGACAGCCCAAACACCGGCTGTATTCTTTCTAAACGTCAATGCATTTGCGGAACCGAATACAGTTGGTTGAATGTAAATTTGTCCTACAGATCCTGTAGGATTTGTACTGTAATATGTATCTGCTGCTGCATCATTAGTTAAAATAGGAGCCTCGACTTGAACAAATGCATTAAGTGTGGCATCCATTCTACGAAGAATAATATTAGCACCTTGTGCTGCCGAACCTGTCTTAACCCAATATTCTTGAGTTGTTCCAACGTTTGTTAGATCTGGCCATACAGATTGAATAACAACACTTAATGGGCCAGTTGAACCAGTTAGTTGTCTCCAAGCAAAATCTGCAGAAACTGTTGCTGCCACAAGTGGAGTAGTTGGAGCTATGCTTACCGTGAAAGTCAACGGACTATTAACTAGTGTTACAACAGTACCTGCTGCAAATGCACCTGTACCTGCTTCTACACTAGGCGACATTCCAGGAAGTAAACCAGTTGTTGAGTTAACAGTTACCAAAGTAGAAACGGATGATCCTGCTAATGCAGCCGACGTATATGCTGCCGGAGGTGGAACAATAGTAACAACTGGCGGTGTAAAGTAACCAAAACCAGCCGCACCAGGAACTATAGCATTTACTGCGCCATTTATATCTATTGTTGAAGTTGCCGAGGCTGTAGAATGTGCTGGAGGAGCGGCACTAGCAGTAAGAAGTGGTGCTGCGCCATAATAACCTGCTCCAGGTGTAAGTCCAGTGAATGCTGTGACTGCACCGTTAACAACCGTTGATCCTGAATATGCTGCTGTTGCAGGAGCCACATCAGGTGCTGCAACAACAACAGTTACAGCGCCGGCATATCCAGTTCCAGGTACTGTAACATTAATACCAGTAACAACTCCATTGAGCACTGTTGCAACGCCAACGGCATCGCCACCACCACCAAGGAATGTCACCGCTGCCGCGGCGCCATTTGAGTAATATCCACCACCCAATACCATAGCCACTGTATTTGCAACCCCGCCACCGCCATTATTTACGGCTGTTGCTGTTGCCGTAACTGACGCTGGAGGTGCTGCAATAGTAGCTGCAGGACCTACCAGGTAATATCCGCCGGCAAGTACCATTACACTTCCACTTACCGCGCCAGTTGCGCCACCAGCTAATGTAGCTGTAGCTGTAGCTGTAACTGCGGCTGGAGGTGGTGCAACTGTAACACCTGGTGGAACTAAATATCCATCACCACCAACTAATCCTGTATATCCCGAAACGGCGCCGGACGCCACTGTCGAATTAACTGTTGCGAATCCTAAAGTCGGATCAACCTTTAACCAATATGAGAGTGTGCCATTTGCAGTTTGGAATAAAACTGCATGATCACCGGTTATACCATCTGTTGCTATTGGACGATTTGTTGTGCCCGAAACATAATTATAAGTAAAATCATTTGTAACAGAAAGCCACTCTTCAGTTGGGAATGTTCCATCACGCTGGAATAAACCATATGCTGAAACTGATTCATCTAACCAATATGTTCCAACCGCTGCTGGACTTGTCGGTTCAACTGGTGTCGCTTCTAATTGAGTGGTGTTGATATCGGCGCGAACAACTCTTACTAGATTTGAAAGACCTAGATAAGAATAAGCTGCCAATAAACCATATTCATTTAGGGGGTAACCGTTTAGCGATGTACCACTTACTGAATAAAATATTGGATCACCAAATGTTTGTACCAAATCACGTTGTGAAGTGATAGACCAAACCTGACCAGCATTTGCTTTTGTTGTGCCTGGTGCTATAGCAAGGCCCGAAGGATCGCGCTTATCTTGCTGTGTAGCAATGAAAATTAGTGGAACGGTGCCAGGACCTGCACCAACATTGATACTTTGGTCAATGACTGAAATGCTTACGCCCGGTGATACTAAAACTGCCATATAATTAACTCCTTTGAAGAATTATGCTTCTTGTTAGTAGTATTTATCCAGGTGTCTGTCAAACACCGGGCAAATGGCGCACCAGAATTATAATATTTGTGTAATAATTTCCTTTACCTGTGTTTTAAGAAAATCTAACGTACCATCGTTATTTAGCTCAAAGTCATTTTTTGACCCCACCCACGCCCATTCACTCAAATGTGCCCCGGCATATGTCTGTGCCATTACGTCTTTAGCAATGGAATTACCCTTATTTGCTAGGATTGCGGTCTCATACCAAACAGGTGCTGGACCGCGGTTAACTTTAACAAGCACACCGCTTTGTTCTTGAATAAACTTGATCTCATTTGGAAATCTAACATCGCTGATTACAACGTGCTGATTTGGATTTTTTCTGATTCTATTTCGAAGAGTCAAAAACCATAAATCTTCATGGAAATTATTACGTAATACATCTGTACCGATAACCTGTAGAGCAAGTCTGGGA